CGCGATGAGCCAGTCCCGCGTTTCGGGCGTGAGTCTCGGCCACCAGTCTTCGATCTGCATGGGCCCATGGTGGTGGCCGGGCACGGTCGGGTCAATGAGGCGTCGTGATGTGAAGAGCACACGTGGTCGAGTTCCGTTTCCAACAGGCGTCAGGAACGGGCGGGAAGAAGTAGCCGTTATGGGCGGATGGGACTGGGTTGGTGTGTGCCTGTTCCCCGTGGCCATGTTTGTCTACGCGACTTGGTCGCAGCCCGATCTGGCGCTCTGGGTGCGACTCGTGGCTCCGCTCGGCTGGGTTGTCTTTGTGACGGGTGCCCTTCTGGATGCACCGATCGCAATCGTCGCGCCTGGAATCCTGGCGATGACGAGTGGCATCCCGATGTTCCTGTGGGCCAGGGACGGCGGTGGGCCGGAGTGGTTCTATCGCAAGGTTCGCCAGTGAGCCGCCGACAAACGTGTCTAGCTGCGTTCAAGACGTCATCTGGTAACTCAGTCAAGTCCACGGACCCACGCCGATGTGCCCAACCCTTCGGATATGGGACGGCGCTAGGCGCGTGAAGCTTCGAGTGCGTCGATGTAGCGCGTCGCGATGATGCGGGCCCCACGGAGGGTGGTTGACCACGTCAGGATCACGTCGCGCCCGTCGCGCCAGGCGATGGCTCCGACTTGCTCGCCTCGCGCCTTATCGACCTCATAGACGGTGATCCCCTTGATCGTTGATTCGGTCACCGCGCGCTGACCGAATGCCTCGAGGATCCCAGCGGGTACATCGTCCAACTCGGAGATGCTGAGTTCATCCGTGAAGCGAACTAGTGCTACGGCCCCCACGGGGTTGCCATCCAACGTGAGGGTGCGCGAGACGGCGCCTTCCGCCACGGCCTCCGAGCCAGGGGGCAGACCCTCAAGAATGGCCCCGGGCTCCGGAGGAACGACGTACTCAGCCCCCTCGAGATCCACGAGCACGGTCTCGGGGAGTAGCCGGAGACCCGGTTGCGTGGGTGAGGTGGTTGCGCTGCTGGGCGACTGTGTCTGAGATGGCAGGGAGGCGTCGCTGGATCCGCTGCATGCTGTCAGCGCGGTGCTCGCCACGATGCCGAGCGCCACAGCAATGTATCGATTCACTTCCACGTGTCTCCTTGATCCGCCCGTGACCCCCGGGAGTGAGGCAAAGTCTACGTTGCGGACCTCAGCGCACTGTCGCCATGTGCAAGCACGCCACGTTGTCACTCGCCGAGGTGCCAATGTGTCGTAACTCGTCAACGAAGCGCGAAAGACGCACGAGCGCGTCGAGGTCACCAAGAACGGGCGCCGGGCTGCCGTAGTCCTGAGTGCCGACGGCTACGACTGAGAATTGTCAGATGCTCTGCATCCGGGACAACCGCTCAAGCCGCTAGCTGGTTAGTGTCGGGGACGGCAGCCGGTCCTGCGTCCGTGGCCACCAGGCACCGTCAGAGCAGCCGCTCCAAGGCCTCGCGGATGTGGGGAGGTGTCTTCGGCATCGCTCCGATGTGGACGGTGTGCTCGTGGGTGCGCTCCGGGCGCTCCTCCACGATCTCCGCGTCGACCACGTCCTCCAGGCCGGAGGCGTCCTCCTCCCAGTGGAGCAGCGGACTGTCCTCACCTTCGCCCTGGTAGGTGGAGGAGGCCGGGAGAGCGGCTCTCTCGGCCTCCGCTCGCACAGGGTCAGCGAGGCCGTCCGAGGAGCCGAGGATGTCCATGAACAGACGCTCCACGGGGTCCACCTGACCGATGCCGACGAGCAGCTTGTTCGTCGCGCCGAGTCCGCCCCGGTCCAGGATGTCCTTGGCGATGATGATCTTGTCTCGGTTGTCGGTGTTCGGGTCGGCGAGCATCTCCTGCATGGCCGTCACGGCAGCGTCCACAGTCATGCCGATGCGCGTCGCGGCCTTCGCCTGCACAGCTGGAAGCGCACCACCGTGGATGCGGCAGACGGACCCGCCCGGGATGGCCTCTCGGCGGCACCGCTCGCCCGTGGACGGCTTCTGTCCGGAGCAGCGGATGACGTGCGGGGGCTGGTTCGCCCACCAGTCCTCGGAGCGGGCTCCGACGCGCTTCGCCATCAGTCGGCGTCCAGCGAGTCGGCGTCTTCCCAGGTGTCCCAGTGCAGGCCGGAGAACGTCTCGTCCATGATCGGCTTGCAGTGGTCGCAGATGTGCAGCCAGACAGCCGACGCTCCGGCGAGGACCGTCAGCCGGTTGCGGGAGACGCGCTCAGCGGTGCAGAAGCAGCACTTCGTATCGACGGTCAACTTCCAGTCGAGTACGGCGGAGAGCAGCGAAGCTGCGTGGAGCGAGGTGTCGGTCTGGCGCAGGAGCGGCGTCCCGAACGCGCATTCGGCGGGGACGTGTCCGCGGAGCGAGCGTGCGACGACCTTGGACAGATGTCCGCCCGCCTGCACGATGATGTCGTTGTCCCTCGCCCACGGAACGAGACGCTCGGCGTCCTCGATCGCGGACAGGATGTTGTCGGAATGCGTTGTCTTCATGTCGGTTCTACCTCCTGCGCAGACTTTGCAGACTGGCCGGTGGGGCGAGCGGGTCTGCAAGCCACTCGCCCCACCGAGGTCTAACTAGCCCTGGATGCGCTGCACACGGACCACGAGGCGCGCAGCCTCGACCGTGTGGCCGACCCGGACCTTGTTGACGCCCCCGCCGGGAGCCGTGGCCACCAGCGTCGCGTCGGTGTGGGAGAAGTAGTCCGTCCCGGCAGCGAGGCCGGTGCAGTCCACGATCTCGCCGTGCGTCATCACGTCCACGACGTCACCAGCGTTCTTCGCGCTGTCGATGACGAGGACGCCACGGGCGGTGTCGGCCGCAGCGACCTTCACCACTCGACCGTTGCCGTCGAGCGTGACGGCGAACGGAGTCCCGGACTGGTTGGCGGCCCAGTCGGCAGCGAGTGCCGCGCGGAAGCCACCGGAGACGGGGTCGTACTTGTCGTAGCGGGCCATGTCGGGTCAGTCCTCTCAGATCGCCAGCGAAGTCGGCGCGGTGTAGGTGCCGGACGCGGTGATCTGCATGACCAGACCCGCACCACGCTGGCGGACGCCGACGCCCTGGAAGTGGGTGAAGTAGCTGTCCACCAGCGGGTAGCTGGTGTTGTTGCCCGAGATGATCTGGAGGCCCGTGAACGCCGGATTCTCGTGCTCGCGGAGCATGATCGGGTTGGTCTTGATGTTCGCTCCGCCCGACACCAGGCCGACGATGTAGCCAGCCGGGATGCGGTTGTCCTCGATGATGAGGAGTTCGCCGTAGGCACCCTTGACGGCCCAGTCGCCCCACGTGGCGGACGGCTGCGAGCCGAGCAGCTGGTTCGGTGTGAAGAACCGAGCACCGGCAGCCGGCACGAAGTCCTCCAGCGCACCGGACGCGACGCGGAAGCCGTTGATGACGTTGGCCTCGACCGAGTTGCAGAACAGGACCATCTGCGAGCCGGTCGCCTCGGAGTACCCGTGCGACTTGAAGTCCGCGATGATCTCGTCCAGATCACCCGACGTCACCGCAGCCGCACCGCTCGTGCGGTAGTGGTTGTGCGTGGACGAGAAGGTGTTGCCGTTGTAGGTCGGCGGGGTCGAGCCGTCGTTGTTCCAGAAGGTGTACGCCGTGTACGACGAGCCCTTCTCGGTGAACGTGACGTTGTTCTTGTTGAACAGCTGCCCGAGCACCAGCTCGTAGGTCTTCTTGTTGTCGGCCTCGAGCGCCGCGTTCGTCACGGAAACGATCTGCTCCGACGACATGTCGGCCAGCGCACGCATCGTGAACTTCGTCGCGATGTCGTACCACTTGCCCGTCGCGGCCATCGAGAGGAACGAGTCGCCCGTACGGATGCCCTGCGGCAGTCCGTACTCGCTGGACTCCTCCATGGCGATGCCCGTGGGGTCGCCCGACTGGAGGACTTCGTCCGAGGGCTTGGTGACTCGGAAGGTGAGCAGGTCCACCCAGCGCTGACGCTGGCTGTTCCGCTCCGACACGGCAGCCTTGGCTTCCGCGTAGAGGTCGTTGATGTTCACGCCGTCGCGCGTCACGAGGACGTCGGCGAGAGCGTTGTATCCCTTGGCCATGATGGCCGCTCCTTAGATCGAGGGAACGATGGAATGAGGTCTCGGCGGTGCACCTGCAACTGCTGGCGCTGTGCCGGTGGAGCACCTGCTCCCATCGCCCACTCGGGGCGACCTGGCTCTAACTGACCATCGCGGTCTCGCGAGCCTCACGAACTGCTGCGGGTCTTGCCCGCTGCCTTGCCTTGGCCCGAACCGTAGCTGGCTTCGGGAGGTTGCGTTCTCGACGCGAAACTGCGGGACGCCAACCAAAGTCCCAGGAGTGCTGCTCTCGGGGCCAACCGTGTGTAGAGCAGCACCCCCGGGAATCAGACAGCCCCCGCTGCGACTGCGGCGGGGGCTATCCGAGGAGGTCTGGAAGCAGGAGCGCAACCACTGGAAGGAGGACAACGCTCCCGTGTCCGACTGACCTCAACGTTACCTGTGGTTGCGGTCGGCTTCCTTCTGCTGCGGGACGTGCGGGACGCCTAAGCCGCTGCCCGCTTACAGATTCCCGCGACGGTGGAGGGATACCAACGGCTGCCACCACCGGGAGTCGGCACGTTCTCGGCGTCGAGTGATGCGGCGATACCAGCGAAGGACTCCCCGGACTCGCGTGCCGCGACGATGCGCTCGGCGACGTCGGGAGCCGTCTGCGACTTGAAGCCCCAGGGGATGTCGCGTCCCTCGGCGCGATGCGAAGCTGCTGCCTCTGCCATGCCCTGCCGCACTCGCTCGCCGTTCATCTCCGACTCCCACTCCGCGACGGCAGCCAGGACGCGCACCATGAACCGTCCGTTGGCGGTCGTGGTGTCGAGTGCAACGTCGAGCGCGACCATCGACCATCGCTGCTTCTTCGACAGGACGATGTAGTCGCACAGCTGCTGCGTCGAGCGAGCGAGCCGGTCGAGCCGGGCGACGACGATGGCCTTGGCGTCCCGACGTCGGAGCATCGACAGCGCACGCTGCAAGCCGGGCCGGTCGTCGTTGGTGCCTGTGTATCCGGCGTCCTCGATGACCTCGGCCAACTCCCACCCTCGGCGCTCGCACTCGGCCTCGATGTCGGCCCGCTGCTGGGCGAGCGTCCACCCGTCCTTCGCCTGCTCCTGCGTGCTGACTCTCGTGTATCCGACGACGCGCATCCGCTTCTCCTCGTTGGGTCGTAGCGCATGGCTCGCTACGCGCTACGCCGAAACGTAGGTGTGACATCCGAGACGGCAAAGTCGAGTGTGTGCATTGGCGCGGCGGACGTGATACGTCCCTTCATGCGCGCGGGCGCGATTGCCGTGATGCAGAGGCGGACGTGTTCCATCGCCACCTTTGGCTGCGTCGGCTGTCGCTTCTCCGTTCGACCATCTACATGAGGAGCAGCGAGCCGGGCCGGATTCTCCAACCGACCAACCAGACACCCGGGTCGGGGGGTTACGGGGTTACCGGGGGTTGGTTTCCCGTCCTCTCTGCCGACCCACCCTTCACCAGATTAGAACAACCAGTTCTCTCTGAGGGTTAGAGACAAACCCCTAGAAACCCCGTAACCCCCGCCAGCTAGGCCAGCGGGGGTTACGGGGGTTTGTTCTGTCCGAACTAGCGCAGCAGGCCCTCCGGATCGTCGATGCTCACGACGCGCCACAGCTTCGCGTGCTTCGTCGTCGCATCGGACGCCATCTGCGCCGACAGGCCATCGGCCCACCGACCGTTGCGGAAGCCGAGCCACTTGCCGAGGGACTTCGCAGCGCCGACGCGGTTGTAGCGCCACTTCTCCGCGATGTCTCCCGGCAGCCGACCGGACGGCACGCCGTACTCGGGGCCGCTGTGCCGGTAGTGGTCGAAGTCGTGCTCCTCGTCCCACACGCGATTGAGCAGGTCCCGAACCGACCACGTCTCCGATCCGGTGAAGGCGTACACGGCCGACAGGAACGCGGCCCACTCGTCGTCCTCGGGGTCGGCGGCTGCCTGCACCGAATCCGCATGGCCGAAGACGCCCACCGACTCGCCGAGCCCGGCGTGGTCGAGGATGCCGCGCACCACCGCCACCCAGCGTCCGAAGTCGTCCGACGTCGCCTGGGCAGGCTCCGGGCCACCCGCGACCACCCACGCCCGGATGAGGGTCAGCAGCGCCCACAGCAGTTCGCCTCGGTTCTCACGCACCCAGCCGTCCAGGTCCGCGATTGCGAAGTTGGTGCGCTCCTCCGGACGTTCCATCTTCGGGTCGATAGTGATCCAGAGCGTCCGGCGTTCCAGATCGCCGCCGATGTGCACGTTGTTGCCCGTCACGACCCACAGCCGGTCGTTCAGCAGGTTGAGGACGGTAGACGAGCCGAGCACCCGGTCCGACCACTCCGCCGACGTGAGCAGGCCGTCGAGAACGGACGACTTGAGCACCCCGGTGACGTTGTCGAACTGCACCACCGGGCCGGTCGTCGCGTCGAGCGTCGATGTGACGAACTTCCGCAACTCGTCGTCCGTCGTGGGCATCTCCGACTTGAACACTCCGCCGTGAATGTCCCGAGCAATGCGCGCCAGCTTCGACTTGCCCGACCCGCGCTGCGCCGCCCCAATCGCGCACAGCTTGTAGGGCGGGGGCACCAGCTGCCGCAGCAGCGGAGTAAGGAGCACCCCGAGGTAGTTCGCGCGGTCGTGCACCGTGACGAACGGGAAGCCGTCGATCATGTAGAGCAGCAGCGAGCCCGCCCGCTCTACGTCGTCCGGCAGCGGAGCCCCCGCGACCTTCGGTACGGCGAGTGCGGGGTCCGGCAGGTAGAGCATCTGCGACACGTCGTCGTACCCGGGCGTGTCCAGCACCGTGCCGTCCCTGTTGACGATCGGCGTGTGCGTGACGCCCCGGAGGTCGCGGACGTTCGCCAGCAGATCCGGATTCGCCGTCGCGCGGCTCGCCACTGTCTGCGGGAACAGGGTCGGGCGGGCTCCCTTCTTCGAGACGGTGACGACGTCGTACTCGTGGTCCACGCGTCCGGCGACCTGGAGCGCGTCGATGCGACGTACCTGGGCAGGGCCGAGGGAGTCCTTGTCGCTCTTCGGCGGGACGTACCCGGCCTCTCCGATGCGAGGCGTGTGTACCAGCGTCTCGCCACGACGCAGAATGCCTGAGAGCGCACCCCGGCCCAATTCCGACTTGAGCCAGCGGAGTGCGTCGGTCTGGTCGGCCACGTCCACCATTGCCCGGGGACTGTGGGTGTCGGCCGGCACCGGCGCGAGGTCCTCCACCGCGTGCCCCGCCATCAGGTGATCGGTGGCGTCCTTGCCGCTAGCTGCGACCCGGAACTCCAGCGACTCCGCCACACCCTCCAGCGCCTCGCGGACCTGGCTGGCCCACTTGTGCCCGGCCTCGTCGTTGTCCTGCACCGCGACGACGTACGCACCGCGCAGAGGCTCCACGTCCACCTTCGCGAAGTTGGCCGAGCCCATCGGCGCGGTGGTGGCGACGTAGCCGTGCTTCTCCAGCGAGTGGACGTCCTTCTCGCCCTCCACGAGGTACACGGTGACCCCGAGCGAGACGGCATCCCGCACCTTGGAGAGTCGGTAGAGAGCTGAGGTGCCCTTGGTGTTGCCGGTCTGACTGAACTTCTTGTCGGGCTTGCGGTGGACCCGCCTGCCGTCCTCGTAGTTGTACGTCGCCCCGGTGGCGCTGTCGTACAGGTCCCGCAGGGACAGGCCAACCGCCTTGAGGATCGCGACATTGTCGCACCCGGCGAAGCAGTACATGAGGGTCTGGCCCTCGATAGCCGTGACGTGCAGGGATGCGCGTCCGTCGTTGTGCGCGGGGCACTGGATCATCAGGTCGCTGTTGGTGTCGTCGGAGGTCTCCTCGTCCACCAGGCACCCGGCGTCCTCCATGGCCGCGACGATGCGGTCGAAGGCAGTGTCGTACTCGTGGGTGGGCATTAGATGAGAGCCTCCAGATCGCGCAGGGTTACCAGCGCCTTGTTGAACTCGACTACGCGCGGATCGACACGGAAGGAGGCGGCCGAGAGCGGTGCCTCCAGGAACAGCCCCGACGTGGTGCGTACGCGCGACAGCGCGACGTAGGCGAGGCCGGGAGCCCAGCTGAGATCGCCGCCAATGAAGGCGGCGTCGAGCGTCTGGCCCTGGGACTTGTGCACGGTGAGTGCCGCAGCCACGCGGAGCGGCACCTGTGCGGCGACGGCCTCCTTGATGCGACGCACGCGACCACTGGCGACGGTGTGACGGAACTGGGGAGTGATCCCCCCGGTGTCGTCGTGGGCCATCGCCCGCAGCTCGTCCTCCGACATGTCCGGGGCCACCAGCTCGTACGTGGCGCCGGTGCGATTGAGCCGGACGGCGACCCCGCTCTGGTCGATCGCGACGACGCGTGCCGTGTCGCCGTTTACCCAGTGCGTGTGGGTCTTGCCGTCGTCGTGCTCGCGGTAGTTCGTCGTGAGCGACACCAACGCACCTGCCCGGAGCCGGACCTGTTCCTGCGGGTGGTGGCGGTCGTTCCACCTTGCGCCCGGGTCCAGCAGGGCGACCTTGCGGTAGAACGTGAAGTCCGGGCCGGGCAACTCGTCCAGGTGGCCCTTGTTGATGGCATCCACGCCGCGTCGCAGCGAGTGGAGGACAGTGACTCCGAGGGGTCGATCTGCCACCCGGGAGTTGATGTAGCGCAGGTCTGCCGACGTGAGCTTTCCCCGGCGAGCGCGGTTGAGGAAGCCGATGAATTCGGTGTCGTCCTGGCGCATGGGCTGCGTGAGCCGCACACCGCCGATCAGTCGGCCCTCCGCCGCTTCGCGAATGACGCGACTGCCGAACCACCACTCGGACTTCCACATGCGGGAGCCGTCGTGGTGCAGGACGGTGCGGAAGGCTCGCTCGTCCTCGCGCCGCAACACCGGCGGAAGCTGGAACGAGTCGCCCACCAGGACGGTCTGCAGGCCACCGAAGGGAGCGTGGTGCTCGTTGCGCAGGATGCGCAGCCTGCGGTCCAGGGCATCGAGCAGGTCGGCACGCACCATCGACACCTCGTCGATGATGAGGAGGTCGGCCGCGCCGAGCGCACGCGCGCGATCTTCGTGGAGGCGACGGAAGTTGCCGTCCACAGTGAGGTTGTCCGCAGACGGGTCCAGCAGCACGGGGCGGATGCCGAACGCTGAGTGGATGGTCTCGCCGCCGACGTTGATCGCGGCAACGCCTGTCGGTGCAACGATGATCGCGTTGCGCTGGGCGACGATGGAGTCGATGACGAAGGACTTGCCCGTCCCTGCCGGACCCGAAAGCAACGTGACGTGGTGGTTGCCAGCAAGAATCTGGTCGAAGGCCTCCGCCTGGCCCGGGTTGAACTGCGCGTGCGGGCTCACCGGACCGCCCCTGTCAGTTCCAGCACCGTGTACGCGAGGCAGACGACGATCTGGAGACACATAACGACGATGAGCGGAACGGCGGACAACGTACGCTTGGGCTCGGTTGTTGTAGTCGCAGTTGCCGCCTCGCTGTCCCGGCTGGGGCGGTTTCTGCTTTCTGCGAGGGACATTCACTTGCCCCCGTTCAGGAGCAGGAGCGTGATGCGCTCGCGCTGCTCTGCGGTGAGCGGGGGAGCTTTGGCGACGATGCGCTCTACGAACTCAGCGATGCGGTCCGTGGCCTCGGTGGCGCGGCGCTCGGCCATGAGCTTGGCGAGTTCGGCCTCTGCTTCGGCATACAGCTTGGGGTTCGGGGACTTACCTGTCGGGGCATGCGCGCCCATCCGACCGCGGAGCACCGCAGCCTGATTGACCTTCCGGGCCATCGGAGTGGCTTTCTTGGGTGCGGCCTCTCGCCCCTCCCGGGGCCTAGCCGTCCCTCCGATGTGGACGACGCACCCTCCGACGGTCCCGCGTCTGGCGGTCGTCGGGCCGTTCGCACCCCGGGCGGACGTCTCTCAGTCCACTCACCGGCAAGAGCGGTGCGTTCTGGCTCTGGCCTTTCGAGGCCGTACCTTACCCTGGAATTCTGTTTCCGCCTAGGGAGCCAGTTTCCCCTTATCTCCAAACGATTTCGACGGTGTTGGGGTCGAACGTGCGCGAGCCGTGCTTACCCTTCTTGAGCGTGATGTGGGCGAGCGAGTCGATGACCTGCTGTCGAATCGCGAGGGGCGCAGCATCGAAGGCCTCGACGGGGTTCTCCGCCGCGAGGATGCTGTCCGGGCCGAACTGGGCCAGCAGCTTGGCCTCGGCCCGCCGAACCTCCTCCAGGCGCGCGGACGCCTTATCGGTGGCGGCCTTGAGTCGGCGACCGTCGATGAGTCCGGCGTCGTAGTCCGCCTCGAAGGACGCCATTCGATGGCGGATGTCTTCTCGCTCGGCGGAGAGGGATGCCAGCTCTGACTCGTCGGCGGGACGCACCAACAGTTCCCGAAGGTCCGGCTGTGCGAGGCGTCCGCGGATGACCGCGAGGACGAAGTCGTCCACCGGCTTCCCGCTCCGGTAGTGGCACGTGTTGCGGCATGTGTAGCGGTGCATGCCTGAGCCCAGCCCGGACGACGAGTGCACCCGGAGGCCGCACGTGCAGAAGTAGAGACCAGACCCCAGGTGCTTGCGGGCGGTGGACTCGCCACGGGTCTTTCGTCGCGGGTCATCGAGCCGCGAGTGCACGGCAGCGAACTGCGACTCTGGGACGATGGCGTCCCACGTAGCTGCCCCGACGTCCTCGCCCTTGTAGACAGACCGTCCCGCATACCGAGCGTTGCGGAGTATGGAAGACACGGACGACGACGTCCACCGACCGCCGCGCCGAGTCTCGATGCCGTCCCGCTCCAGGTCCGCCGCGATGCCCTTGAGGGTGTCGCCAGCAGCGAACCGGTCGAAGATGCGACGGACGATCTTCGCTTCGGCGGGGACGACGTGGCCGTCGAGCGTGTAGCCCGTGAGGCGGACTCCCTTCGCCGGTCGGCCCATCTCCGCACGCTGCTGCTGCGCTCTGCGCTGGCGTGCTGACTTCCGCTCGACCTCCCCCTTGGCGACCGCCAGCTTGATGCGGGCGTACATGCGCCCACCGTCAGTGGACAGGTCGGCTTCGCCGTTCGCCGTGACCAGCTGGAGGCCGCGCTCCTCGGCGCGGTCGATCCAGTCCTCCAGCTGCCGGGGCTGGCGGGTCAGTCGGTCCAGGTCCCAGGCGATGAGCGCGCCGAACCGCCCCGCCTCGTAGTCGCGACAAAGTGCGTCGTATCCGGGACGCTGCTTGCGAGAGTCGGAGGCGGAGATCGAGTTGTCGACGTACTCGCCCGCGAGGGTCCAACCGCGAGACTCGATGATCTTCAATGCGTCTTCGCGCTGTCGCTTCACGGCGAGTTCTTCGCCGGTGTGGTCGAGGGAGACGCGGAGGTAGATGGCTGCGTTGGTCATGGGATTCCAGCGTAGCCTGTCTGACGCCTCTAAGTATTCTGATGCGGTCGAGTTCCGCTTCAACGTTTAGGCGCCAGGAACCGACGGCAAGAAGTACTCAGGCTCCTGCTGTCTCCGCGTTGGCGGTCGCTTCGATCCAATCGATCGCGGCGTCGCTCAACTCCGATCCTCCGTCCTCGGAGTCACCGGCCCACCAAGACGCGTCAAACTCGCCCTGCGTGACCTCCAGGAGGGCATTCCGTACGGAGGTGTCGAGCGGCTCACCATTGTGCGCGATGAGCCAGTCCCGCGTTTCGGGCGTGAGTCTCGGCCACCAGTCTTCGATCTGCATGGGCCCATGGTGGTGGCCGGGCACGGTCGGGTCAATGAGGCGTCGTGATGTGAAGAGCACACGTGGT